TGACTTCACCATACCCATCACAAAAAATGTTTTACCTGTTGCAGACTCGCCTGCAACTGCCGTGATTTTATTTGCTGGTAGTCCACCGTAAATAGAACCACTCAACAATGCATTGAAAATATAAGAACCAGTGTCAATAAATGAATCAACATCTCCTGCCTCTACACCTTCACTAACTAACGCCGCATATTCATTACCAGCGGTTTTGGCAATGTCTTTTAAAAAGTCAACCATTAAATATCACCTTCTTTCCTGTTTTCAGAACGAAACGCTTCAAACCCATCAGGGTATCGTGCCTCAAGTTTCTGTATATTAGTATCTAGTACATCTTCTAAAGAGATACCTAATGCAATACAAGCCTGTGCAATGTACCACATGATATCACCAAGTTCACGTTTCATGTGAAATTGTGCATCATCGTCCATAGGTTTACCTTGGAAAATACACTTCTTTACAATCTCTGCAAACTCACCACCTTCTGCACTAATACCAATAGCCGCAGTCAGTACACGTTCTGGGGAAACACCGAAACCGTCAATCACATCAAGTGAATCTGAAAGTGCCTGTGCATCTCTAGACGCATCACTAGTCACCTCGTCTACAAAACGAGTATAGTCAAGTAGAAAATCTTTATCCATTAGAGTCTCCAAAAATTGTGTTATGGGTATTATATACTTTAACAAAAGTTGTGCATTTTGTCAAGTCTTTTATTCGTCTTGCTCCAACATAAGTACAGGACGATCTGACGCCTCCAAGAATAGTCTGTACAGTATCATCAATTCTTCCTCTGTAGGGAACAATGACTTCTTTTCCTTCTGAGGCTCTGTAGTCTTTAAGTCCACCGAAATGTTTTTCATTCGCAGTCTCCGAACTCATCCCATAGAATTTAACTCCTATAGGCTCTGGGTTGTCATCCTCTAATATATATTCCCCACCACCTTCATCGTGGCCAGATAACATACCACCTAACATTACAAAGTCTGCACCACCACCAAACGCTTTTGCTACGTCACCAGATGATACACAACCACCATCAGCAATAATATGGCCTCCAAGACCATGAGCGGCATCAGCACATTCAATAACAGATGAGAGTTGTGGATATCCGACTCCTGTCTGTATACGAGTAGTACACACACTACCAGGCCCAATCCCACACTTAACAATATCGGCACCATTTAGAATTAACTCCTGTGTCATATCGCCAGTAACCACATTACCTGCTATGATAACAAGTTTTGAAAAATTCAAACGTAGTTGATAAATGAAGTTACTAAACATTTCAGTATATCCGTTTGCAACGTCTACACAGAGATATTTAACAGCCCCATCACTAAGTTCCATGACATTACAAAACTTTTGCAAATCATCATCAGATGTTCCGATTGACATTGCAACATTTTCTCTTCTGTCATATCTTAAATCACTGTCATCACAATCAAAGAAACTAACAAGTTCATTTACTGAATATGTTTTTACCAGACAAGTAAATAGATTGTGTTTTGCAAGTGCGTCTGCGATTTTAAACGTACCAACTCCATCCATGTTTGCAGCCATAATAGGAATACCAATATATTCCTCTTTACTGTTTCTAAAAATTGTAGTTCTGAATAAGTCTACTTCTTTTCTGGATTTAAGTGTTGAACGCTTTGGACGAATCAATACACTAGAAAAGTCGAGTTTAAAATCTTCTTCGATAACCATTACAAAATAATTCCTTTTGGTGCAACCTCAATACCAGATGTTTGTTTTGTCCATCCATCTGCAAGTTCTTTCATTGTATCTACCATATATGCAACAGAGTGTTTTGGAAAATCAAATTCTCCATCAACTTCTTTACCTGTCATACAAATACCATTCACAAGTCCAACTCCTTGTTGTGTTGCCTGAACTAATCTTGGTTTATAAATTGTTATACTGTTTTCGTCTGTTTTTACATGGCGTCCAATAATCTCAGCGCCATTTATCATTACTAGTGTTTTAATCATTTTATTGCAATCGCTCCTACAAATGTGTGGTTTCTCCAAAAAGGCTGTATCTTATCACCCCAAAACCCAGCCTCACAAAGATTATCAATAATCTCATTCCAAGTGTTTGGTTTCATCATATGACGTAGAGTTCTCTCTTTGTTCATAATATCTTCTGTATCAAAGTTTTGTCTCTTATAATCATAGTAATTAAATGTCATCATATTCTGTAGTCTGGGGTCTTGACATACAGTTTTTTCTGCAAAGATAAATCCACCACCAGTATTCAGTCCTTCATAGATTTGTCTAATAACTTCTTGTCTATGTCTAGGTGGCATAAATTGTAGAGTAAAGATAGATGTAACTAAAGAACAGTTTTCAAAGTTGTAGTTACGAATATCATCCTTTACAAATTCAACAGTGGCCCATGGATGGTATTTGTTAAGATGTTCTTGTCTTTTATCTAAGTCACCAAAGAAACCTTCTGCAATCTCTACTCCAATATAGTTTGCATCGTAACAGTGATCTTGGTTTTCTTCTAGAATGGCCTTAGTTAGTTTACCTGTAGAACAACCAATGTCTACAACATTAGTATCATCTTCTACAAAATATCTTGAGTACTGTACCACATCATTAAGTAGATGACTGTAACCACGAATAGAATGTTCAATATGTTCATCGAAACCTTCCTCTCTATGTGCAAAAGTAAAGTCTGCCATTATATCTCCTTTAGTACTTTATTATAAACTGAATCAGCGATTGCCTTCATCATCAAAGGAGGCACCATTCTACCAATTCGTTCTGACTTTTGATTCCATTTACCAGTAAGTTTGAAATCGTCTGGTAACGATTGTATTCTTTTTAATTCACCAATAGTGAGTTTTCTAGGTTCTGCCCAGTGAAATGCACCAGCAGTTGTATCATTACTACCCATCGCAGTTAGTGTTGGGGCAGGTTGATATTGCGAAACCCTTTTAAGATTGAAGTGATGTCCTTTAGGATGATAGTCCATACCTGTCAAAACCTTTGGTGGGTCAATCTCCATCTTACTACCTGTATCTCTCCAATATGCAGTTTTACTAAACTTGTCTGTAAGATACTTTACTTCTTCTTCATCATACTGCAAATCAACCAATGCATCCTTCAGAGGAACAACGTCAGGTAACTCTTGTGGAAATACATTACCGATAGTCATAAAGTTTAGTCCAGCCTTCTCTGTGATATCATTACGAACACCAATAAAGAATACCCTTGTTCTAGTTTGTGATATACCAAAGTAACGACTGTCTAATACTTTTGCAACAACATCATATCCAATATCTTCAAAGGTATTCTGAATCTTATTGAAGTATTGTTTGGCCTCACCAATAGTCAATCCCTTTACGTTCTCACCAATAATTACTTTTGGTTTGATATCATCTGCAACCCTTAGAAACTCAAAGAACAAGTCCTCAATATTTTCTACCATCTTACCATCAGAATAATTCTTAGTCTGACCCCAACCATCAGAGTGTTTACCATCTCTTGAATGTGATAGTTTACCAGCAACGGAGAAGGCACTGCATGGTGGAGAACCGTCAAGAATATCTAATTCACCCACATCAAGTTTTGCAATATCTAAAAAGTCTTTACCAGACAACTGTTTTATGTCGCCTGGCAATATTGGGGTATCTGGATAGTTTTCTCTATAGGTGTTCTGGGCTTCTTCTACAAACTCATTGATGCATAGAATCTTACCACCGGCAAGTCTGTATCCTGTAGAAGAACCACCCCCACCAGCAAAAGTAGAGATGACATTGAACTTGTTTTGATTGGATGCATTTACAACATCTTGCAATGTATATGGTTTATATCTCATGTAAAAAAGTCCTCCAAAGTCATTTGCGTACCATAGGAACGGTCGATGTTCCATCCAATCTGGTTCATAATAAAAGTGAGAGGTTCAATAAAGGCCTTCTCAAACTGTACATCATAATCTAAATGTGAGTGAATGTCAAGTTCTTTTGGTAATTTAGTCATAAAAGATATGACGTTAGACTGCATACGATTGGGGGTACGCATATTAAGGAACTTGATTTTCTCACCCTCTTGAATTAGTGGATACTTGTTAGTCAACTTCTGTTGACGAATAAAGTGATTGTAAAGGATAACTCCTTTTATGTGCATGGGAGCGCCCTTTTTAAAAATGTTTGCACTATCGGCCCATTTACTAATACCGTTCACAGAACGAGGAAAGGCGATATCTTCTGGAGGCAGTTTCATAAACTCCTCACGAAACTCTTGGATAAAGTTGTTTACATCCTTTTCTGTACCAGACATAATAATCTTTAGACATTCTTTAATCTTATCACGACATGGAGCGGGCGTTGATGATTTAACGGCCTCGATACCCATAATCTTGAGAGAGGGGTCTTTATATCGAACACCTTCAACATCCCATGCATTGAGAATGTATCTTTTCTTTGCAGTCCAGATACCCTTGTCTGCAATCCCCTCACGAGCCATTTGCATCTTCTGTGCGTATGCATT